CGGTAAGAACAGGACGAACAAACGACAATAGAGAGTCCACAAGAGCCACGGAAGGAAACTTCAAGTCAGAAATGAAAAATCCAACTTGAAAATCCTAAGAGAATTCCGAAAAGAATGTCGGAAGACTGGTGGAAGAGGACGAGGAAACTAAATATGAAGGCCTATAGGGGGATAAATCGCGCCGAATAGACCCATGAAAGTTCCATGGATCAGCATATCAAGTACGAGATGTAGACTTGACAGGGATGATTTTAGGGGATGGCCGATAAGTATACCGGGTATCCTCAATGTCGGGTAAAGGAATTAGTTCAAGATCTTCAGGAGTTGAAGATCGAGTCTCTCTCTTAATGATGCCCCTGGGTCGAGATTTAGACTCCGGAGGTGAAGTCTTGAGATCGAGGGCAGGTAAAATGCTAGTGACGACTGGTGGTAATCCCAACGTATTAAAGTTGCTAGGCAGTGCAACGATAAATAAATCGCCAGAAGTTAATGGATCAGGACCAGTAGTCCCGCCAAAGAAAGTTAAAGAACCGCCATCAACAATGGAGAAAAAGCCAAGGTAAGTTACCCCACCTGTGGCATTATAGACCAAAGTGTTAATCTGGTTAGTATACCAATTAGTCGGGCGAGTCAGCCCGACAGCTAAGATTGGAGTAACGCCAGGTGAACCAACAACAGTATACATTGTCGCCAAGCTAGCTTGAGAGGGCGTAGCAAGACCGGCAATATATATTACGGCAACATTGCCCGTATAACCCGATGGCCAATTTATTGAGTTAAGGCCATTGACAGAAGGGGAAACTACGGACAAAGTTGTGCCCATATCAGAATCCAAAGTTAACGCTGGAGGCGTGGAAATTGAACCAAAATAACTAGTTCCTCCAGGCTGAATAGGATTATCTGAAAGAACAGGCAAAACCCAATGATCATAAACATCGACAGTAGAACCCAATTTGGGTTTAAGGAGAGTTATGTCATATGTAATCCATAACTCGCCGATGTTGGTGGACGAACCTTGCATGCCAACGGTGGCAATGTAAAAGTTAGCCCAATCATACAACCGCAAATCCCCGCTGGTAACTGGACCAGGACGGGTGAATAGGACGGAAGTAGGGGTTTCCAACTTAGCACATTCAATAGGGTGCATAAGATTGACTGAGGGTTTGGCGCTGCAGGTATATTGAGACTGCTCCATTTGAAATTTATTTGGAAAAGGAGGGTCGAGAGCGTTATAGTCAGTAGACATAACGACGGTGCCAGAAGCCGTATCTGTTGAGGATACAGCATTATACGAGTTTGATTTGAACTCGAATATGCACCCATTCAGCTTATACTCCTGATAGTTCTCAGCCGAGGCAGCAAGCCAAGGAAAAGAGGTACCAAGAGCAGGTTGAATGGGTATTTTCTGAATTTTGAAGGCACCATTAGTTTCTGCAGTAATAACATCAAAGAGATACTCTCGATGAATGACACGAGTGCCATTAGAAAGATTCTTGAACGTAGGTAAAGGATCACTGTTCATAAGGGTATTCTTGTTGACCTTGTAGTCACCGAAACCGGTAACCTGTTTGAAAAGGCGACCAGCTTCAGCTCCGACACGACCTATGGCCGGAGAGAAGACATTACCCAACCGCTGGCCCAATCTAACCGCTGAAAAGCCCTTGGCTTTACGGGGTCCCTTGGACTTTGGTTTAACAGTGCCCTTCCGCCGACGAGGAGGGGGGGGAGGACGACGTGACTTGCGAGTACGCTTAGGTGGCATGTTTGCAAATCAATTTTATACGAGATTGAAAAACTCATGATGTGGGTGACCAAGTCCACCCAAGCATCGCAAGTCAACTCGTGGGTTAAGATTTATGGCGCCAGTTCTTGGCTTTTGGTCCGAGAACTGGCTCCATTTGAAGATAATCCATTGGCGGGGGAGAAGGATTTTTGGATACAGAAGGCTTAATAAATTTTGAGCGCATCTGTTTTCCCGCTTTTAAGTCGTCATAAGTTTCTAACTTGGGGAGGTCCGCCCTAGGACGCTCCTGCCAAGTACCGTTGGCAATCTTAGTCGCCTTCACCACTTCAAACTCCGCATGAGTTAGCTTGGGTCGTTGAGGTTTGTCAACCCACGTTCCCAGCTTTATCTTCTCCTGTTTGAAAGTTTCAAACGAAGGTTTATCTGCAGAAATTTTCTTTTCTTTAGATACTGCAAATGAAACTTTCTTCACAGTTTTCTTAGGAGCGGTTTGAATATGGATCGGGACAAGTTCCGCTTTAGAAACAGTAGCGGTAAAACTGCCAATGGGTAAAGCTTCACCGTCAACGATCACTGGAATAGTGGACTTGGCCACAATTTTATCCATGAACGTCGGGGCGGTCATAAGTTGCTTAAAGGTAGTGCAGCCATCACACCAGGCCACAAAACGCTTATACTCAAATTCGGGCAAGACTTCATCAACCGTATTGGTCATCCAATCGGCCGGTTGGTTAAGATATTGATTCTCAACCGAATAATGAGAAATCCACGTGCGCAAGACAGTTGTTAAATCATTCTTTTCAGGCATAGAGCCATGAACCCGTATAACAGCCTTGCAATAATCACCAATAATAGGGGTATTGAGATCAGAAAGAGCGTAACTCCTAACTTTCTCAAGAAGTTTCATCTTGTGAGTAACATTTTGATTCATATGGACACAAGTATGAAATTTGACGACTTGACGGCGAACATCGCACATCGAATTCTCATCGCCAAACCACACCATGGGTGAATAGACACGAGCTAAAAATTTAATACCACTGTTCCCACGCAATATAGGTTCAATAGTGAGAACTTGGCCAATTGTAGTAGCGGCCTGAGTATATAATTTGGTGTTGATATCGGCGGTCAAGCCATCATCTCCACCATATATTCCTAACCTTTGAAAAGCTTCCTCGGCTCCAATATGCAAGTCATCACGAGTGGACATGCGGCGTGCAAGGAAGGCGACAAAGGCATTAACAAGGGTATTAAAAATAGATGTTTCTGGGGATCCGGAAGCGCGGCTAAACCCAGTTTCATAACTATTATCAAAAGATGCGTAAGCTTTGAGATTATATTGACTCCGATGGAGTTCAAGCAAATCCTCATGATGACGAGGATGAAAGGCGCGCAACAAAAGTTGACGCTCCAATTCACGCATTAAATTTGAGCCATGACCATCGAAACGATTGAAATCAGTATTAGAAGCGCTATCGGCTTGTGCCAAAATATCAGCAACACGCTGGGCAACCTGTTTGGGGGTTTTAGAAAACGCATACCAAGGTTGTGTTTTCAAAACTGATTCAAAAGCGTACATATAACGACTGTACTCCCGCTTATCAACGGGATCGATAACTGATATCGCTCTGGGATCCTTGACATTACCATAGGGTTCTTTCTTAGTGAACATCTTTACTATGTAACGAGAAACCAACCCATGAGCTGCAGCTTCAGTACGACGTTGGGCTGGCCGATGCATTCGGCGCATAACCTCGTCGTGGTCAGTAGGATGCAATCTATGGACCTGATTCTGGGGAATAAGCTGTTCAGCAAATTCCCGCATAACAGTGTCCAAAAATGGGGTTAACTTAATCTCCCTAGATTTGCAGTCAGCAACACGTCCCTTAATGCACTGTTTCTCATTCTCATCAGTAAGATCAGGTGCAAATGCGCCATCAACCAACGGAGTCATGAAAGCAATAAGAGATGGTTTAGCTGAGATATCATGATGTTTGCCAAACTGAAAACGCTGAACAGCGCCAGTAATAGGACAAACCAAGTCCGGTTTATGAGCGGTCTTGGAACGATGATACTCCAATAAAGGTTGTGCGACATCCACGTCGCCATTAACACGAGCCAAAACATGAGGCAACCCCAGAATGTACTGATTTGTACGAGCCAGAGAAGCGATGCCATCATCCACCAGTACGGGAACTGTAGAGGACAAATATGTGTTAGGCCGGCCGGTAGACACCTGGAGACCAGCCTTAGAGGAGGTCATCAACCTAGTGAAGCCGGTACCAGTATTAACACGTAGGCGTGATAATGTGCGGCCAATGCATTGTAAAGTATGGAGAAAGGCGCCAAAATACGTCCAACTACCAGTTGGAATCAAGAGAATAATCTCATGATCTGAAGCGGCGGGTATACGCTCCACAACGTAACTAACGACCTTGGTGGGAAAAATCCACCACCTATCCCGGAGAGTAAACTCATCGACGGAATAGTTCCAAATATGCTGAGTGTAGCCAGACCCACCAGTAACGTTATATTTTAACTGGTCATTTTCATCAAAGGTATAGCTATAGCACTCACTAACCTTACTAACTTGGTTAGGTTGGACGGTATAAATTATGGTAGGATGAACATTGTTGAGAAGAAACTCTGGCATGTTCATATACTGGTCAACGTCAACTATGGCTACTAGCGGGCGTGCAGGAATGCACATAGGACTAGGAGCAACTGTGACATCACGAGACCAATAGTAGGTTCTATTACCTTGACGCCCACGCTTCTGGTCATCAAGGGAACACTCTACATAATAAGCGTCTAAACCCATAAGGGACGCGAACCTATCCATAAAAGCTTTGGCCACAGAGCGATCAGCAGCGCTCGGGCCATGGGTGTGATTAGCATTGACCGGGAAAGTAGGAATAATGGTCTCATTAAAACTTTTCCGGAGAAGCTCTGGTTTAAGCAACAAAGGCTTTTTCAACCTGTCTATCCACAGGGTGCGCAAATAAATATCATAATAGATATCCTGAATCTTCCGTTTAATATGACGATATATCAAATACAAGAAAACCAGGGGCACAACAAGGGTTGCTAACTCAGATATGAGTTCTAGCAACAGGCAGGTGTATTCATGAATCCCCATAAGGACAACATAAATAACAGAAGTAGAAGGTCGAGGAGTGCGCTGAGAAAAACGGTTCTTAGCTGCGGCAACTTGTGCAGCCCCAAGGGCCGCCTTTTCTGCACGCAAAGCAAGCCGTTCTTTGCGCAACTCTTCAACCATAGGATCTATTTTACCAATTTCAGGTGCCACGGGGCGCACCAAGGTCTGAAGGGGAGATAAATCGTCCCTTTTCGAAGACTCAATGGTGGCGGTTGGCGCCGGAGTTGGTAATATGGCAATAGATACGGAGTCAAATGATGCGATGGCATGTTGCCACTCATTGTCCTCCATAATACGTAGCCGCTGAAAAGTTCTCAATTCTTTGAGTGCATACAGCTCGGCAGGATTAGCACCAGGGAGTGGAGGTTCTGGTTGAGAAGGTCTCGGTAGACCTGCCTCATCCGCACTTTCACACGCACGGCGCCAGCTATTGCTCAGCTCATGAGCATACATAGCGGACTCCGTGTGGCGAACGTATTCCACACCAAAGTAATAAACGTATTCCTTGATGTCCCAATCGTCAATGCCACTAGCGTCCAAATCGAGCTGTTCATGCTGCGATTGGGCCCAAGTAGCCTTAAGTTTGACTTTTCTAAGACGTTCAGCTTCGAACGCTTCATCGGACCATTTAGGGGCCGGGACACCATCATATACGATAATTTGGCAGTCTAACAACTGACGGCCAATACAAACAAACTGAGCCTGACAAATGACAAATAACAACGCGGAATAGCAATTGAAAAACATCATGTAGGCAACAATTTTT